AACGGTCCTGTCGAAAGTTCTGATTACAATGAAAGAGTAGAAGAAAATTATAAAGATTTAGTTTATCTCTATAACAAATCTAACATTATTGATAATAAATTATCCCAGGCTTTTGAAAGAGTTATTAAAGATCATAAATTCTTATCCTCAGCTGTAGAAGATCTTACCAATAGAGTAAGCGCTTTAGAGGCTACATCCAATACTATTTCGCTGCACTCCTTTAGTCAAATAGATTATTCGACTCTAGTTGGTTCCTCATTCGCTGTATCTGGAACGGAACTTCTTAGCTTTGATCCTATATATAATACCATTTCTTTACCAAAAGTTTCTAGCGGTTCATTTTCTAAATTAAAATTCACTAGCCCGACTGCCGGTCAAGTAGTGCCAGAGTTTTTTAAGGCTAAAATAGATACAAATTTTGCAGGGGTAGATGGAAACGGTGCAGTTATTGATACTACACCAATTTATAATGCTATTCTAGATGCTCCTGATAAAGTTTGGAAAAGAAATGTAATAGTTGAGTCAACATCTATGGCTGGAGCACAGATGATGCTCTATGTAAAAATACCTGCAGAAGCAGCGGGGTCGCTAAAAACTAATATGATTAAGATAAACCCCTATCCTGCTTTTGGTGTAGATCTAGTCAGCATTGAATACAGTTCTAAGCAGAATCCAGCACTAGCTGATTCTGATGGATGGACTCCCTTAAACAAAAAAGCATACTACGATGGAACTACAGAAGCCATAGGCAAAGTACCACCAGGAGGTTGGTCCACAACAGGCGCTGACACCATAAGAAATTGTCCACCCGTAGCATTCACTTTCCCAGATACTGATATAACTGCAATAAGAATCAAGTTTATTCAAAGAAATTATTTTACTGAACTCGGAAAAGCTATCTACACATATGGATTATCAGACCTGGATATCAGATATGAAAAGTTCTTATCAAGTGGCAGAACAATTATTAAGTTCACTGCACCAGACGGTGACGTTATTGAAAATGTGACTAACGTCACTCCTAAAATATACAATGTCCCCTCAAGCCTTATGAGTAGTGCCTTTAGTTATAGAGTCATCTATAACGATTCTGGCACCTACACCTTAAGTAATCCTGGCGCCTCTAACTCAGTGTGGATAGAGGTTACATTGAATATGTTAGATGATAAAACAGCCCCAACGTTAACTGATTTAATTATTAATTATGAGTAATGTTTAAAAAAGGAAATTTTTCTGTACTATAAAGTCACGTAGTTTTCATAAGGAGAAAATAAATGGCCACTTTTTACGTAGGACCTAGACCAGTTTTAAAGGGTAGAACCACTGCTGGAATGGTTAATCCATATACATCAATGACAGGAAAGGCTAAGGGCACTGGCACTTATTCTTTCTATCCGCTATATAGCACAAGCCATGTTTTAGATGGCGCTCCTGACAATCATTTTGCTCCTGGCACCGGTCAGTTCCCTGGAAACAGATTCCTGTCCCAGTTATTCAATGGTACCACTCTGTATATTCACCCACTATCTGGAACCTTCCAAGACGGCGCACAGTATGATGGTGCAAGATTCAGACCACAGGAATTCAAAGGCTTAGCTGGCGCATCTGCATTCCCTTCAACATTTGGACATGCAATCAATAGAAGCAATGACTACGCCTTATATGATAATTACATATTTGACGGTGTCCCCTCAGCTAACATTTTTGCCAACACTGGCCACGCTCAGCGTACGGAAGCGCAGGGAGCTCCCTCGTCTTTCGGGTTCTTCCAACCAAATGAATTCAAAGGTGTTCCCAGTACCGTAGTATTCACTAGTGGTTACGGTCAAGCAAATACTACTGGAGATTATGGTCGTGAAAAGGTTAAGGAATTTAACGGAGTTGCTTCCGCTAAAGCTCTCTAAAATGTTTGGCACCCCACTCATCTTAGAAAAAGATGATAAAAAAAGTGGGGCTATAGCTTGGGGCGGTTTAGCCCTTGGTATTATAGTGTATGATATATATGCTATAAAGTCCAAAAAAATCGAGACACTAACTCGAGCTTTTTGGAGGCATACAGAAAATAAAATAACAGGAAGTATATTCACAGGAGTGTGGCTAGGTTTAACTTTTCATCTTCTTATAGAGAAGCTAATTAGAAAGAATTTTTCCTAAGGTAGGTATTATGAATAAATTACAAAAAGATATTTTAGAAAGAGCTATTTGGACAGCAGCGCAAGCTTTTATAGCCGTATATACCGTAGGTGGTGTTGATGAAATCAAGTCAGCTGCCACAGCTGCGGTTGCAGCAGCAATAAGTGTTGTTAAAGGTTTGGTCGCAACAAAAATGGGCGATCCCGAAAGTGCAGCAACAATCAAATAATCCGTAATCTCACACAAGTCTCCAGTAACACATGCTATAATGATGTGTATGCAGGAAGTAAATACTATAAGCAGCCCCGCCTTAATGGCGGGGTTGTCTTATTCATGCCAGCCTTTTATACCTTTTAGTGTGTTTATCCGATTTTATGAAGGATTTTAAATGTCAATGAAAGAAATAGAAGAAGCCATTAGTAGCAATAGCCTTCCACTTTCTGTTGCAGAAAAGTACTTGAAACTGTACATAGCAGATATAAATTGGTCAGAACACATAGCTGCTCTGTGGAAAAACTCAATGAACAAATTTAGTAACGAAACTGAAGCAAAAGACCACATTAAACGAGCAGTAGCTTGCGCTACTATACTTCCTCTAGTGGAAAATACGCCCATACCAGACCCGCCTAGTAATCTATTATTTTGGTGTACTGCGTGGAAACAGTTCTACAGAGATGATTGGTTTAAGATATTTATAGATGTTCTAAAAGAAGATCTCGAAATATCTAAGAATAGAAATAAAATAATAACCCTTGGTATTGTAGAGCCAATTGATATAGCACCAATGACTAGGCAGGCTTATAACTGGCTATATGAGTCAGCAGTAAGTCATGACTGCATAAACGATAGTAATCGTGAGGATATTGAAAATAAATTTAAGAATATTGTCAAAGCCTATGGTGGAGCAGTAATATGTAATATGTTTGTAAATCATAAAGTATTTGTAAATAAAGTATTCAATTGGCGAAGTGGATACTTTTTTGAAAAGCAAATACACAAAGTGTATACATTAGATCAAATATGCAAGATAAAATCAACAGAGATAGCTAAAATAAACCCTAAATACATAAGAAAAATAGAAAATAAAATAGGAGCATAACAAATGGAAAATATTATTCTTTCAAAAGAATTCGTTAATTCATACGCAGATAAAAAAGCACCTTGGGGCTTTAATGGTTTAGGGGAAATAGTCTATCGCAGAACTTATTCAAGAGATATTGAATCCCTTGGTCGCAAAGAATACTGGCATGAAACAATCGAACGCTGTATTAACGGTGCACAAGCAATTGGGGCGAATTACACGAAAGAAGAAGCCGAAAGATTATTTGATTACATCTTTAACCTTAAGGGTATTTTTGCTGGGCGCTGCTTGTGGCAATTAGGGACACCCTTGGTGGAAAAAATGAGTGGTGTTTCTTTAGTGAACTGTTGGATGACAACAATCTCAAAGGTTGAAGATTTTCAATTCCTAATGGATCATTTAATGGTTGGCGGTGGAGTCGGTTTTACAGTCGAAAGAGCTAGCGTCCACGATTTCCCTAAAGTACAAAATGTGGGATATGTTCGCCATGAAAAAACTAACGATGCTGACTTTATTGTAGGTGATTCACGCAATGGTTGGTCAGCTCTGCTTGGTAAAGTTCTTAAGAGTTACTTTGAAACTGGAGAATCTTTTACTTATAGCACTATTCTAGTTCGTGGATATGGCGCAACTCTCAAGACATTTGGGGGAACAGCATCAGGCCCTGAAGTTCTGATTGAGGGAATTCTAAATATATGCGACATTCTTAATGCTAGAGTTGGAAAGAAAATTCGTTCCATCGATGCCCTAGATATCGCTAACATAATAGGCAAAATAGTAGTAGCTGGCTCTGCTCGCCGTTCTGCTCAAATCGCCATTGGAGATCCTGATGACTTCCTCTTCTTAAAGGCTAAGAATTGGGGCAAGGGAGATATCCCAGCTTGGCGTGCAAACTCTAATAACTCAATCTACGCAGATTCATATGACGAAATAATTGATGAATTCTGGAAGGGTTATGATGGATCTGGTGAGCCGTATGGTTTGATTAACCGTAATTTAATTCGCAAGAATGGTAGACTTGGCGAAAAGGTCAATGACAATAAAGTTATTGGAACTAATCCATGTGGAGAAATTGGCCTAGAAGACGGCGAGCCTTGTAACTTAGCTGAGATTTTCTTACCTAATATTTCTTCTAAAGAAGAACTATTTGATGTTAGTGCACTTCTCTATAAGACGCAAAAAGCTATTACAACATTGGCTTACCCATACAAAAAGAGCCGAGATGTAATTGAGCGAAATAGAAGATTAGGTCAAGGCATTACTGGCTGGCTCCAAGCCACGGAAGAACAATTGTCTTGGGTTGACGACGCTTATAAAAATCTTAAAGCTGTTGACGAAAAGTGGTCAAATGAAATTAAAATTAATAAATCAATTAAATTAACAACGGTTAAGCCTAGTGGAACATTAAGTCTTCTAGCTGGAGTTACTCCCGGCATTCATCCTGCGTACGCGCAATATTATATTCGCCGTGTACGCATGGGAAGCAATGATCCATTGGTTAATTATTGTAGAGAAAAAGGTCATAAAGTTCAATACGATATTGGGCTAGATGGCAAGGAAAATCATACAATTTGTGTAGTGGAGTTCCCATGCGAAACGCCCGAACACGCTACCCTGGCAAAGGAACTGACTGCTATAGAGCAACTAGAATGGGTAGTTCGTGCCCAAACAAGTTGGGCAGACAATAATGTAAGTGTTACGGTATATTATCGTAAAGAAGAGCTTCCCGAAATTCAAGAGTGGATGAAAAAGAACTATAAAAATAAGGTAAAGTCAGTTTCATTCCTTCTTCATAGTGATCATGGTTTTATTATGGCTCCATATGAAGAAATTACATTGGATACATATAATAAGTTAAAGTCAAAAATTAAAGATGGAATCAATTTTGCCGACTCAAGCAATATAGATTTATTAGATAACCTTGAGTGTGAAGGCGGAGCTTGTCCGATTAAGTGACAAATATCATGCCTGAAAAAGAAGACTTTGACAATGAAGATTTTGAAAAGATATTTACTGAAATTGTTAGTTCAGATGAATTAAAAGATATGTCAGATCATTTTGAAAAAGATGTAAAGCTTGGATTAAAAGAACTCCTTTTAATCCAGCAATCGCTATCAGATGCTATGAGTCATATATCTGAAGTTTTAATAAATTCAGTTGATGGAGAAGAACAATTAATAACTAATGGAGATAACATTTACAGTAGTTTATTGTCTTCACTCTATAAAATATCTGAAGACTTTAACGAATGTATGATAGAATATTACTCTGATTTAGACATAGACGATGAAGGAGATGAAAATGGAATATGATTCAGTTAATGAACCCTCCATTAAAAAAGTTTTAGACAAAGGTTATGTAAGATTAGTTGATATAATGGGTTCGGATCTTAGTGTGGCAAACGCCGCACGAGCATCTTTTGCAAAAGAATCAATTGAACTATCAGCGGCCGATGCAAGATTGATTGATTATTTAGCGAGAGAAAATCATATGTCGCCTTTCAGACATGCGTTTATGACATTTGAATTTAAGGCACCATTGATGGTTGCTCGCCAACATTGGAAGTATGTAATTGGTTCAGATCATACTATGGATTCTTGGAATGAATCTAGTAGAAGATATGTAACTTCTGAGCCTGAATTTTATATTCCCTTAAAAGAAGAGTGGAGACTGGCACCAGACAATAAGAAGCAGGGGTCTGGAGGACCTCTTGATCCCTGGACTGGAACATTGCTGTCTCAGCAATTGGAAGATTACATCCAGCAGGGTGAAGCTCTTTACAACATGGCTATGCAAAATGGTGTGGCAGCTGAACAGGCAAGATTGTTTCTCCCGGCATACGGCATGTATGTCATATACAGATGGTCATGCAGCCTACAATCAGTAGCCCTATTCCTTAACCAACGCCTTGAAGAAGACTCTCAGAAAGAGATCCAAGACTACGCCCGCGCTGTCAAAGATTTAATTATTGATAAATTTCCTGTATCGATACCTTTGTTGACTGGTGTATCATGATAGTAGATGCAATTAGAGTAATTCTATTTGTAGTATTTATTAATTGGGCATTTACGATGCATTCTATGTCTCAATCTGCAACTAATACAAAGAATAGAAAAATAATAATTGCCATATCCATACTAGCTTCAGTGATAGCAGCTATATTAGTTCTATGACAGTTACAAGAAAAGATACCCAATACATGCAGATGTGTATTTCCGTGGCTAATATTTTTTCTACTTGTGGAAAAAGAAAATATTCAGCTGTCCTAGTAGATACACAGGGGCACATAGTCGGAGTCGGATATAACGGTGGACCTAAGGGAAAGCAGCACTGTGAAGACGGTGGATGCCCTAGATTAGCTGAGAAGTCACCTAGTGGATCAAATTATGATAACTGCATAGCAGTTCACGCTGAAGCTAATGCTCTTCTCCATTCGGATTATTCTAGTAGACCAGAAAACATATATATAAATGGTCCTCCATGTTTTTCTTGCGCTAAGCTAATAGCTAATTCAACAATAAAAAATGTCTATTACATATATGATGAATCCTATAAGGATTGGGATAATGTAAAGAAATTTTTATCAGAATGTTCAATCAATGTATTCGAGGTTAATAATGCCAGCGGCTAAACTAAATTATATGGTAGTATATAAAAATCATAGTCAAGTTTACGGATGTTCATCTAAGAAAATAGCACTTGATAGCCCTCCCCCCGAAGGGATGTCATTAGAAGATAAGAACATATTTTTCGTAACATTTGAACCAGACACTGATAATATGTGTTTATACAAAGTAAGTAATGAGCAAGAAAGTAATGACAAGGAAGAAAATGAGTAAGAAGAAAATCTCAGTTAAACTAAATGTAGGCGAAACTGCAATCGTCATCAATCATGAATTAGCTATGCACATAGCCGAAACATATGATTATTTAGCAACTGAACATCAAGATGAACATTCAGATTCATTTAGGGAAATAGCAGATCACATAAGATTTCAAGCTAATGAAAATCACTATGATGAATCAGATGATGAATATGAAGAATGGTAAAATTACTTTCTTGATTAGCTCTTTTATTTTGGGTGTTTCAATTGCTAGAAATAAATCTATGAATTCTTTAAAACCCAAGAAAAAAGATCCAACTGTATATCAATATAAAAATAGATTAAAAGAGTTTTATGACTCTGATATATTGTTTGATATAGAACAAGAATTCCTATCCTTAGTAGAATTCGGATTAAGTCCTACATCCGCTTTTGATGCGGTAATTGAATTTGGAGAAATAAATTGATAGACCTCTGCGTAATTAACTACAATACAAGATCATTACTGAATAGATTTTTAGATTGCCTTCATAGCGATTTGCATGAGACTGCTAAGGTCTGGAATCTATACATAGCAGATAACGGCTCACAAGATGATAGTGTTGATTGGTTGAAATATAATTATCAAAGATATAGAATTAATAAATTCTATGATAATGACAATATAGGATACTCTGGAGCCTGCAATCAATTAGCTGGAGAAGGATCATCCGATATAATCGCACTGTTAAATGCAGACGTATGGATGACTAGTGCGTCGATGGTAAGAGCTCAACAAATTTTTGATGAGAATCCAGATATTCATATTCTTGGTCCTAAGCAAAGAGATGAAAATGGATTAATAACGCATGCGGGAATTGTTGGCACCAATACAGCTCCAGCTCATCGTGGTTGGAGACAAAGTGATTTTGACGACCAGCTCTATAAAGATAGAGTTCCATGTGTTACGGTCTCAGGCTCAGCCTACTTTATCCGCAGAGAAGTTTGGGACACATTAACAAATCATCCTAAGTATCAAGAGATGTATCCTGGAGCAACAGGCGCATTCCTCCCCACTCCCCACTATTACGAAGAGACGTGGTGTTCATATTTTGCAAGACATCTAGGCTATAATGTGGTGTATGATGGAACTGTTTCCATTGGCCATAGCTGGCACAAATCTTCACCGGTTGGTGGAGAAGCGGATTCTAAATTCAAAGAAAGTCAAGCAATATTTCGCAAAGCATGCGACTACATTGGAATAGAAAGAGATTAAAATGTCAGATAAATTAAATCCATGGATATATAACGCAGAAGTAAAAAAAGTTGTTGATGGCGATACATTTGATATTGTTATTGACTTAGGATTTGACACCCTGAAAAAGGGTAGAGTTCGTCTTTATGGAGTAAATACTCCCGAGAGTCGCACTACGAATCTCGAAGAAAAGAAAATGGGCTTAGCAGCAAAAGAATTTACTGATCAATGGTTAACAGCCGCTAGCCATAAGGTTAAGATAGAAACTATTATTGACAAGAATGAAAAGTATGGAAGAGTGCTAGCAAGAGTATGGAATCAAGCCGGAGAGTGCCTAAATGATGCTATAATAGCATCTGGTCTTGCTAGAGAATACTTTGGCGTAGGCGACAAAACATTCACCGAATTTAAAAAGGATTAAAGTGCAGACATTTCTACCATATGCAGACTTTCAAAAATCTGTAGAAGTATTAGATTATCGTCGTCTTGGAAAACAGCGCGTTGAGACATTTCAAGTTCTCAATATACTCTTAGAAAGAACACCAACAAAAGGCTGGAGAAATCATCCAGTAACACTGATGTGGACTGGTTATGAATCCGCTTTAAAGTTGTATCAGAATATGACTATCCGCGAATGGTCCCGCAGAGGATATAAGAATAATATGTCCTTTGAGGAAATAGAACCAAACTCAGTAGTCATGCCAGCATGGTTTGGCATTGATGAATTCCATAGATCACATAGATCAAATCTTCTTCGTAAAGATTTTGGATATTATTCACAATATTTTGACGAACCAAATGATTTAGAATATTATTGGCCAGGAGTATCATATGCCGCTTAAAGTATTTCTTTCAGGAGCAATCGAAGGAGTTGAAGATTATGGTCGTTTTTGGCGCAAATCAGCAACTAAAGGATTGCACCTTGCTGGATATGATGTGTTAGATCCAACTACTATTGTTGGTGAAGGCTATGAAACGCCAGAAGAAATTGTTGAGAAAAATTTGTTCATGCAACGCAGAGCAGATATTATTCTGGTAGAATATATGTTACAAGATCGCGCATATATAGGTACTGATTTTGAGTTAGCTTGGGCTAAGTTTAATAATCAGCCAGCAGTAGTCTTTTGCTGTGACTCTAATAAGAATAGAGTCTACCTAAAGTATATGGCAACAAAACTTGCATCAACAATGCAAGATGCGATAGAATATATCGCAACCAATTATCCATCAAATTAATGAAAGGTAATACCAATGTCAGATAACAAGTTCAAGTATTTCACAGTGACTACAACTTCGCTCGTGAAGGCTAACAATAAAGCAGACGCAGAGAAGATTGCAACAAGCTCAAGCAATCGTCGCTCAACTCTTGGTGAGATGCTCTACAGAGAAGTAGACACTGAGCGAATCTCGGCTGCTGAGGCTCGTGAACAGATGGTCGACTGACCTTCGTCAATAAAGTCTCTAAGTAATTATTGGACAGAAATTGAGGGGGGTAAAACCCCCTCGATTTCATTTAAAGGTAAGGAAAGAAAAATGATCATTGCACAAATGATTGGTAGAAATGAATCTTCTAGATTTTTAGAAGATGTACTACAAAGATTATCAACTCAAGTTGATAAGATAATATTCACAGACGACTGCTCTACGGATGATACTGCTGAAATAGCAGCAAAATACGCTGAAGTTTTTCAAACCCCTGAACAATTATTTAATGTTCATGAAGGAAAATTGAGAGCATTTGCGTGGGGCAATTTAGAAAAGTTTGCCAGTGTTGGAGATTGGGTCGTAGCTATTGACTGCGATGAAAAACTTTATCACTCGGATGACGCGTCAATTAGGGACGTTTTGAATACATCTCCTTTTGATGTAGTTAATGTGCGCTTCTATCATATGTGGAACGAAACTCAATATAGAGTTGACAAATTATGGACACCAAATAATAGTACTAGAATATTTAGGTATGTGGAAAATGGTGGATTCAAAAATAGGCAACTAGCCTGCGGATCTGAACCTACATATGTAGCAGACATGATCGCTAGAAAAAACTATTGGGTAGACTCTAAGCTCATAATGCAACATTTAGGTTACATTAGAGATGAAGATAAGATCTCTAAGCATCAGCGATATTCACAATTAGACGGTGGAGCTTTCCATCAATTAGACCATATCAATTCAATCATAGATGAAAAACCAGTTCTAATAAACTGGGGATCATTTGGAATTTAATAGGAGATAAAATGACATTTCTTAATCCAACAGATTCACTAAAAAATCTTACTCTAGCAATGGGTAAAAAAGAAAAATTTAGTTATATCAATGTTCCTAAGTCATCTATAGTTGCCCTAAGCAAAAATAGCGAGAATCCATTTCCAGCTAATTTTGCTAAAAATATTATTTCTTCATTAAAGAATAATGATAAGAAAATCATGAAAGCAATCTCACATACTTTAGTTTCTGATATTGAAAATGGAAGACACTTTAAGATTGGATTGAATAAGAATTTTGAGTATTACTACTCAAACGTATTCGAATACTTTTATCTAAATAACAAAGATGCGTATAATTCAGTAATTGATTTCTATATTAGAAATACTCCAAAAGTTATTGTTACACTTCATGATAAGAAACTAGCTCAACGCCACTTTGGATTTGATACTCATATCATAAATATTCCCTACAATAATTACCATGAAAAGCTAGATAGCGTTTACGCTCAATTAGCCGAAATGGAAAAGGAAGTAGATTACTGCCTTTTGGATTGTGGTGTTTTTGGTTTAGCTTTGATGAATAAGATGTGGGATAATTTAAACATGTCCATAATTGATACTGGTAAAACTTTGTCATTGAGCAAGGCTGCATTTCATAACAGTACTAATGAAAGATAATTATAAAAAAATACAAGATGATGATATTGAATTCTTAATAGATCTTTTATTTGATACTAATTATTCAATAAATCAAATAGCAAAAGAACTTGACGTTCCAATATCTGAGATAAATAAAAAGATTAATTATCTTGGATTAAATTGGTTAAAAGATTCTAAAAAGAAAATGTCACGTGGTCAAACTGCTCTGACAATGATAATGAAGAAACTTTTGCCAGGAGAAGACGTAGTTAATGAATTTCATATTGGCGAGAAACTTCGACTAGATGTCTATTGCCCCTCGTATGGAATAGCTGCTGAATATCATGGCCGTCAACACTTCTTTTATACATCTAGATTTTTTGAATCAAAATATGAATTTGAAGAAGCGCAAAGAAGAGATATCATTAAGGCACAGTGGTGCAAGGATAATGGAATTGCGTTAATTGTTTTCCGCTATAATGACTCTTTAACTGAGAGCAGCGTGTATAATAGGATGCTGGAAGCTATTAGAAATAGTCCAGATAGCAAGAAAGATAATAATAAAGCAAGTATTACAACTTCTAATTATTATCAAGAAATGAAAAAGAAAAATTCAGAGTATAAAAAGAATCTTTACCGCAAACTAAAAGGCTCTAAAAATTGATGGCACTTGAAGATATAGAAGAATCACAAGAAACTCCACTAGAATACCAGGCATTCGCACTCTGCTTGAAAGAGCAAGGTGCGATATCCTATTTTGACGAGAATCTTTCACAAGATATAGTTGGTATGATTCATGGGGAAAAAGGAATCCATGAATTTTATGGTGCGCTCCTTGGTTTTTATCGAGCAACTAATTTAGACATAGTTGATCCAATAGCTTTTAAGTCATGGCTGTCTAGCGAGACAGATATCTATGACGCACTTGGCGGTTCTTCTGGCGTAGGTATAATGATAGATTATATTCTTAGTCTGGATTCTTCTACAAAAGAATCAGTTGTTGAATTAATAAAGCATAAAGCAAATAAGCG